AGACTGAAGCCACCCGTGTTGTGGACTTTACTGACGGGTCTGTGCTTACCGCGTCTGATCTTGACAGGTCTGCTCTGCAGCTTCTGTTCATCGCTCAGGAAGCTCAGGACACTGGTAATGGTGGTATCACATACGACGACACCATTGGTGCGTACAACGCCGGTGGGTACCGTATCTCCAATCTCGGAGACCCAGTTAATCAGAAGGACGCTGTTACCCGAAGCTATGTCGAAAGTCTTCAGCTGTTCGGCACCGCTACAGCAGACCCCCAGTTCTGGCAGTTTGATGTTGTTGGTGGTGATTGGACCGGCAGTGCTGGTGCTTGGACTGCAAGTAAAGAACTGACTGGTCTGTATGGCGACAATCAGAACATGATGATTGTCACTTTTGGTGGCGTTATTCAGACTCCGGGTACTGCATACCAGGTTTTGAATGGTCGTATTTACCTGTACTCAACATCGACCGCCAGCCCGACTGGAACCGTGAAGCTTACTGTGCGCAACTTCGGTATCAGTCGAGCCATTGGCGCAACAACCTGGAATTCGATCACTGATAAGCCTGCTTTTGGTACGGCTTCTCTTGCAAACCTTGGAGGAACCTCAAGCGTTCCGGCCAACGCGACGAGCACCGAAGCTGTTCGTGGCAATGACCCGCGACTGACTGATGCACGAACCCCAACGGCACACTACAACAGCTACACCACTGTGACTAGTACTGGAGCCGCTGGTGGGGAAACGCTTACCACTGCTCTTGCAAATAAGGTGGATAAGAACGGTGGTACATTTACTGCTGTTCCAACGTGCTCCTTTCCTCCAACTGTTGCTTCACATCTTGCAAACAAGGCTTATGTAGATAATGCCACTTCTCCAACTGAAATCGTTAATCTTGGAGCACTGGTTTCTAACTACACGCTTGATGTTGCGAACCTCACCGTTGGTAAGACCTACGTTTATATCGGAACTCTTTCTGATGGTGGTTTGTATACCGCAGCCGGAAAAGAATTTCGTCTTAAGTCAAGCGTAAATGCTTTTGCAAAAGCAAGCGGCATTTCTGGATCTAACGGTGCCCCCATCTTCCCAGTAAGAGAAGCCGCGATTTTTTCGTCTAGCCGTGGAACTTATCTTCTACTTGGCGATGTTTACGGTACACCACAGGGTGGTAATTATGGCCCAACAGAAGCTGGCATTTTCAACCCATCTAGTGGATATACCACAGTTGCCCAAGGACTTTTTGGTGGTCCTAGTGGAATAACAACTTCATTTATTGTGACCGTCACCCGATACACCTAAAGGACATCCCATGCCCCTAGATTACATTCAACCTCAGATGACCTCAGGACTCCTGCAGACTTCTAACGGTCTCAGTGAGCTCGCCGGTACGCTTGCCACTGGATACTCCAACACCGGCTATAGCGCAATCCCCCTCGGTTGCATTCTTCCGTACTCTGGGGCAACTGCTTCGGCCCCCACTGGCTTTGCTTTCTGCAACGGTCAGGCGGTCAACCGAACAACCTTTGCTGAACTGTACGCCTTGGTTGGTGACCAGTATGGTGCTGGCGACGGTACCACCACGTTCAACCTGCCGGACCTCCGTGGTCGCTCAGTGGCTGGTCGTGACAACATGGGTGGTACCGCAGCTAATCGAGTTACTACCGCTGGTAGTGGCATCAACGGTGTTGCCTTGGGAGCCAACGGTGGGTCTCAGTCGTTTGGTACAACCGTTAACGTGGCCACGAGTACCGGAACAGCCGTCGTTACGTCAGCCAACAACAACGTGCAGCCCACCATCATCCTGAACTACATCATCAAGACCAATGTCAACGTGGTGGCCGCATGAACGACGAATTATTTCTTGCCCTGGGTCGTCTTGAAGGAAAGATGGACGCACTCATCCAGATGCAGCACGTTCAGCAAGAGGAAATCAAGTCTCTTGACGAGCGCGTGCGTGGTCTGGAAAACTCCAAGTCTTTTCTCATGGGCGGCTCCGCAGTGGTTGGGGCCGCCGTGTCAATCTTTATCAACGTCGCTACGAGGTACTTGAGTCATGGATGAACAAGCTCTTAGGGATCTCCACACGTCGCTTGTCAGGACACTTACAGAGAGAATCCAGGCTGGCACAGCTACAGCTGCAGACCTTGGGGTTGCTCGTCAGCTCCTCAAGGACAATGGCATTGACTCGGCAATTAAGCAAAATGCACCTATCCTGAAGCTGCATGACGCACTGCCGTTTGATCCGGCAAAGGATGATGACCTGAAGTATGGAACTTGATCCACGACTACAAGACTTCCGCAACTTTCTGTATGTCGTCTGGAAACACCTGGGGCTACCCAAGCCAACTGGAGTCCAGTACGACATCGCAGAATACATTCAGCATGGTCCCCGCCGTTCTGTTGTGGAAGCCTTCCGTGGTGTCGGTAAAAGTTACATCACTTCGGCCTTCGTAGTCCACCAGTTACTCCTAGACCCCGCCAAGAACATCCTGGTGGTCTCTGCCAGCAAGCAGCGTGCAGACGACTTCAGTACGTTCACCCTGCGGCTCATCGAAGAGATTCCCATGCTGGCCCATCTGCGGCCCAAGGAGACCCAGCGGTACTCCAAGGTAGCCTTCGATGTCGGTCCTGCACCGGCCCAACACGCACCCAGCGTGACATCCAAGGGCATCACCTCGCAGATCACTGGTAGTCGTGCCGATATTGTCATCGCAGACGACGTTGAGGTCCCCAACAACTCATCGACCCAGCCCATGCGTGACAAGCTGGCTGAGTCCATCAAGGAATTTGAGGCCGTCCTCAAGCCCAACGGTAGGATTCTGTTCCTGGGTACCCCCCAGACAGAGCAGAGCATCTACAACATGCTCCCTGAGCGTGGCTATTCCGTTCGTATCTGGCCGGTGAAGGCCCCCGGGGAGAAGCAGAGGATCAACTACGGGGAACGACTGGCCCCGTCTGTGGCCAAACTGAAGGCCGGTGAGCTGGTTGAGCCCCTGCGGTTTGATGACACAGAGCTTGTGGAGCGTGAACTGTCCTATGGACGGTCTGGATTCGCCCTCCAGTACATGCTTGACACCACCCTGAGTGATCAGGACAGGTACCCGCTCAAGATCAATGAGCTGATTATCATGGACTGCAACGTGGAGCTGGCCCCAGAGAAGCTTGTTTGGGCTGCTGACTATGCCCTGGCCCACAAAGACCTGCCATGCGTCGGCTTCAACGGAGACCGCTACCACCGTCCAATGGCCGTTGTGGGCGACTGGATCGCTTATACGGGCTCTGTGATGGCCATTGACCCTTCAGGTAGGGGTACTGACGAGACCGCCTACGCGGTCGTTAAGATCCTCAATGGCTATCTGTATGTCACCGACGCGGGTGGTCTTCAGGGAGGCTATGGGGCTGACGTGCTGGAGAAGCTGGCGAACATCGCCAAGGCCCAGAAGGTCAATCAGGTGTTGGTGGAAGAGAACTTTGGTAACGGCATGTTCACCGAACTGCTGCGCCCAGTGATGACCAGGGTCCACCCCTGCGCTATCGAAGAGGTACGCCATTCGATCCAGAAGGAAAAGCGCATCATCGACACCCTGGAGCCCGTGATGAATCAGCACAAGCTGATCATCGACTGTGGGGTGATCAAGAAGGACATGGCATCCACCAAGGACATGCCTGTGGACAAGGCCCTACAGTACCAGCTCATGTATCAGATCAGCCGAGTGACCCGATCCAAGGGTGCTCTGGCACACGACGACCGTCTAGACGCACTGTCTATGGGCGTTGCTTACTGGTCAGAAAAGATGGCCCAGGACGTGGACAAGAAGATCCGTGAGAGGAAGTCAGAGAAGTTCGACCTTGAACTCAAGAAGTTTATGGAGAGCTTCACGGGTAGACGTGAAGACGGTGATCGTTGGATGAAGACGTAACATTTTAAAGGAGGCAACCATGCCATTTAAGTCAAAAGCTCAGCAGCGTTTCATGTACTCACAGCACCCAGGTATTGCCAAGCGGTGGGCTAAGGAAACCCTTAGCATCAAGAAGCTGCCTGAGCATGTTAAGACTAAGGGAAAGATGGAATCTAAGAAAAAGTAATGGCTTAGTTCTATGGAGGGGGGCTATACTTAGGAATACCTAAGGATTACTCCTAAGGTAAACCCTAAGAATCCTAACTAAGTCCTAGATAAGATGTATGTATAAGTACATGTCTAGGACTTATCCTTTAGATACCTAGAGAATCAACTGGATACATATGGCAAACAACAAAAGACTGGGATCTAATTACTACCCCCTCAACGGTCCTAACGCTGTTCTAGGGGTTAACTCGGAGTACGCCAGGAACATTGACTCGGTTCGCAATAGGGAGAATGCTCCTTATGCCAGCCTTGATCTTGATTTCACCAGGCCAGAGACCTATCCGAACCTGAGTAGCTTTGTAACCACGTTCACCCGAACTGGTAACACCGCCACCTACATTAACAAGTACGGCTATGTCACCACAGCTCAGGCTAACACCCCACGGTTTGACTATGACCCGGTGACTCTGGCTCCGCGTGGACTGCTTATTGAAGGTACTGCCACAAACCGTGCAACCAGGAGTGATGATTTTAACACTACCGTTTCAGACGGCTCTCAATGGTCACCGTCTGGGATGACACGCACTGATGTCAGCATGGTTCTTCCTAACGGTTCTACGGGTAATGCCTGCGGAATCTCTGGTAATGGCTCCATTCGTTCCCAGGCCATTACTGTTACCGCCAGTACGGTGTACACATTCTCGTTCTGGGCCAAGAACAACAGCGGAACTCAGGCTCGGTATCGCGTTTGGAACGTCACGGCTGGATCTAGCATTGTTGACTACACCCTGTCTGGTAGTAACTATGTGTCCCAGCTAAACAACTCGACCTGGACCCGTATTTCGGTGACGTTTACCGTTCCAGCTGGATGTACAAGCATCTACGTTTACCCAGCATCATCCGATACAACCGGTACCGACGTGTACCTTTGGGGTGCCCAGGTTGAACTTGGTAATGCTCCATCGTCATACATTTCAACCACCACTAGTGTTATTAGCCGAGCTGTTGATACCTGCATCCTGACTGCTGCAAGCAGCTGGTTTACCGGCGGAACCACCGGAACATTCCTTATGGAGTGGTATGCGGGTATTCGACAACTGACCAGCACGGTTAGAACAGTACTTTCGACTCAGGATGCAAGTGGAAAGCACCTACATCTTCAACAGACAAGTCAAACAGGTAACCTTAAGGTTGCTAGCTTTGGTGGAACCACAAGTGTTACCACTGCAAACACCATGAGCCTTGGAGCTAAGGTGCGTGGAGCATTCTCATACAACAACAGTACTGTTCAAGTTTGTTTGAACGGTGGAACAGTGGCCACTAGCACTGGTATTGACTTTTCTACAGCTCCTTCATACATCATTCTTGGTGCAACTTCGACCAACGGAACTTCAATTACTGATGCAAATGTAGTTCTTAATAGCTGCTTGGTGTCTGTTAAGTACTTCCCATTTGCTTTCTCCAGCACGGTACTTCAAAGCCTCACTGCGTAACGATTTCTTTTGGTGACTTCAGCTTTAACCCAAAGGCCGCCAATGGAAGACTTCCTTCTGACTGCTATTCACAAGATCGGTGCCATCAAGGTCTCAGTCCTCAAGGGTCCCTTGGAAGACTTCGGGGAGTGGGACTCGGACTCTAACGAGATTCGCCTTAAGGCGGGCACTGGAAACCGCAGCGAGGGCCTCACGCACCTCCATGAGTTGATCCATGCTGTCACCGACACCTATGGCCTAGATCTCCCTGAGAGCACCGTGAGGCTTCTTGAGACAGCCATTGGGCTGTTCATCCAGGACAACAAGGCGGATGTACTAAAGTTGATCGAAAAGATCACTTCTGACTAGACACACGTTGGCAATGATGCTATAATCATGTCGGTGTAACTCTCCACGGGCCGTCTTTGGGTAATTCCTAAGGCGGCCTTTTCACTTGGGGTCTCCAGGAACAAGACCCATCGTCTAACCTCAGGCCAAGCTTCGGCAGTCCGCTGGGTCACCACGGGCAGGTAAGAGCTTTCCCAAGGGCCGCCTGACAGGATGCCACACGGTGGCGGTGTGGGATGAGCCCACTGGGTGTTCCTGGGGATGATCTTCGGACCTTTTGGTGAAAAAATCTGAAAGGCCATACGCTAACGTAGCCGCGCTGACTTCCCCCCATTGGGGGCTACCCCCGCTGCCCAGCCAGCCCCCCGCCACCAGCGGCCACTAGGATGCCCCCAGATCAATCCGCAGGGATCAGGTGGGGCCATGGGTGGGGGAAACTTCGGATTGATTGTGGGGCATCGTAGGCGGTCGGCTGTGGCTGGCCCTGTGGGAGGCCTGCTGGTGGCCGGAGGGGGGCAGACCGTCGTCGGTCTGTAGTACCCCGTTTTTTTATCTGCACCAATGGACAGGGCCGTAGGGCCCTTGTGGGGATCACCTACGGCCTGTCCTGCTGCTGGCCCTGCTGGTCACTCGTCGTCGCAGCCCATCCATGTCCCCGGCATTGCCTCACACAGGGATGCGGCTACGTTCTCTTCCATCTCCTCCGCACCCATTCGGAACTCTTTGGAGTCACCAGCGGCCCCTTCAATCGCATCGTGCCATTCTTGCCAGTATGCGTAGGCAAGGAACGTTTTTGGGTGCCCCTCGTGAGTCGCTGCAGCGCGTAGCAGGTAGTCAACGCTGGCCACCAGTGCGGTACTAGCGTCATCTGGTGCTGGGTGCGTTTCGCTGAAACGCTCCAGCGCGTAGCGCAGGCTATTCCGAAGGCTCTTTAGTTCAACGCTTCGCTTCATCGGTCGCCCCCTTCCTCGTCGCCGAAGAGGTCCCAGTCAGCACCAGGGCGGTCCTCCAATTCATCCACCAGGGCGGACGGCAGTCCGTGCATCCCCCAATATTCCGAGGATGCTTCCTCCAGTTCCGCGAAGTACTGCGAAAGGCGATTGTGTCGGGGCTCCGGCCATCGGTTCAGTGTGTCCATCGGTGTGTCTCCTGTGTGTGTGGTGTAGTGACCTGCAACGGTGCAGGGGATCGGGTCCCGATTACTGTGGGACCGTCACCCTTGAATCGTTATGCCTTGCGGCGCGACTCGCCAAACAACGCGGCGAGGAATCCTATCAACAGAAACACTAACGCGGCTACAGTGATTCGTTCATGCACTGGTGTACCCACTGCACAGGAAATTGGTCGCCTTGTCCGCAACGCTGATACACACTTCAAACGATGGTTCATCGTAGTCTGCCGCGTCGATAATGAAATCGGCCAGTTTACTAGCCTCCACCAGTTTCGATCCAGCGGCCAGCATCAGACTGTAGGTGTCGCCGTCGCCCCGCATGAATGCGGCTTCCTCCGCCTTGCGAAGCCTGCGGATGATGTCATCGAGATTCATCACTTGCCTCCCTTCCCAGTCTTCGGAGCCTTGCGCGTCGCCTTCATGCGCTCCAGATCCTCGCGCACTTGATCCAATTGACGGCCCAGCAAGTCACAGATATCCCGCTGTGCGTCGGTCTCGTCCTCCATCGTCTCCAGCAAACACTTGGCATCCACCAGTTCCGACACAAGCCTACGCTCGTTTTCCTGCTGCACTTCGATGGTGTACTGTCCGATGCGTCCAACGTTCGTTCGTGCCATGGGTAACTCTCTCTTCTGCCCCTAGGTGGGGCTGTGGTGTGTCCGCTGGTTTGCACCTTGCAAGCCATGCGGGCAGTCCCCCCGCGAACGGGAGGAGAGCCCGAGGGCTTGACTGGTCAGACCATGGCGAGCGCACGAGTGAACACGGCCGCCTTCGCCTTTGCGTAGTCTCCAACAAGGTTGGAGGACACGCGCTCCATGCCGTCCAAGCGGCCGCGTGCATGGCCCAGCCAGTGGGTAGCGGCATTGGCCGCCACCAGCGCGGTGCCACCGAAGCGGACCGCCTCACTGTCGAACACCTTGCCCATGTATGCCAGTGCTTCGACGGCACGAGCCTTGCGACGCTCTTCACCCGGCGTGGTGGGCTTCATCACCACAGGGCCTTCGCTAGCGGTGAACGCATCCAGCCACAAATCTGACACTTCATCACGCGACAGCGTGTGACGGTTCAGGTGCTCGAATGCGTCACGAGCCTTGGACGACTCGCTGCGCCATGAGCCCAACGCGGTGCGGATGTCTTCAATCCTATCGCGCAAGCCTCCAGTGTGCCGCCATGACCATCCGCCACCATTTGCAAGGGCCATCGAAACGGTGTTACTGCACACAACGCGAACCTCCGTCGGCAGGAAGCGCAGCGCACCAGTGCCATCGTGTGCAGTGGTCACCAGCAGGTACGGCACATGCTCGTCGCCCTTGCCGATGGCGTAGCCGTCACCCTTCAGCAGGAACCAAACACGGCGGCCGCTCTTGATACTGCCCGCAGTTTCAACGCGCACAGTCTCACCCTCACGCGCCACGGCTTGCGCGAGGTCGGCCATTTCCACGTTCTGCACGATGGAGTAGTCCGCACCCACCACGCCAAGGATCAGACCCGTATCAGAGCGGCGCAGGGCCTTGTGGGTGGTCACCTGTGCGACCCGGTTACCCGGGAACACTGCCGCCAGTTCCTCGGACTCCTGCACTTCCCAGTTCAGGCCAGCCAGCGCGAGTGCTTCGGCGGCCGTCGGTGCGTTCTCCACAATCGTGCCCAGTCCGTGCCACGCGGCTTCGCGGTGCAGGATCAGGCCATCGGTCGCTTCGATTTCGTGTGCCATGGTGTACTCTCTCAATCTGTCCCTATGGGACGTGGTGTAGTTGACTCCGCGAAGTTGCGGTGCGTTCATTCTTGCATAGGGCTAGGGGCCTGTCAAGCCAGTTGGGCAAGAAAGTTCAAGTTTTTTTCAGGTTAGAGCGCATCCTATATACACCGAATCGCATCCCGTTAAACGGCCTAGGATGCCCGCTGCTACGTTTGGGGTCGAAATGGTACTACGGTATGGGGGAACCCATCAGAATGCAGCACAGGACATCGTAGCGATGCACACCATATATAGTGGTGTAAAGTTTACACTACCACAAGATATGGTGGTGGGTAATCTATACTTGCAAGTCCGTGATTCTGTCCGATAATGAATCGGCACCGGCCCAGCACACCTGTCTGATAATGGTTTCAGGTTTCAGTGAAAGGTGAAACGGTTTCAGGTTTCAGTGAAAGGTGAAACGGTTTCAGGTTTCAGTGAAAGGTGAAACGCC